ATAAGATTTTTCCTAACACACGGCTTGTGTACAATTACGAAAATGATAGCTGGGCACTCTTTAATGATTCACTTACCACGATGGGAACATATCAGCCACAATCGAGTAGAACATGGCTAAACACCCATGTTCCTTGGATTAGAGCTAATTTTTCTTGGATAAGTAGTCAAACGAAGGGTGTTCCGTCAATCGTTGGAGGAAATCAACAAGGATTTATCGAATATCTTGATGAACTTACAACAAATGACGTCAGCTTATTTATCTCTTCTATCACTCCCAACACCACGACACCCACAGTTATCACTTCGCCTAATCACAATATGGTCACGAACTTTGTTATACAAATTAGCGGAATCCCTTCAGGAACGCCATATTCCGCTAGTTTGAATGATGGAATTTTTGGAATCGTTGTGACGGGACCTAATACCTTTCAACTATGGAAATACAACGCAACAAGCGGAGAATTTAGTGATCCTCAGCTAGATATTCCAGCCGGTGATTATGTAGGTGGTGGACTTATCAAAATAAGAGAAAACTTCTCTATCTTAAGCAAGAAATTCAACTTCTTAGATGAAGGAATGAGTATTCAATTCGGATATTTGGATATTCTGATGGCTTCTACAGAACCGGAAAAACCCGGAGCGATAAGTCTAAATGTGTATCTGAACTATGATGCAGACTCGGTTTCCAATACCAAGCCACAAAATGAGATTAATGACTATTCACCTGTAAGTAATCCGGATACCTTTTTCAATTCTGTTATACCCACTACGCAAGGAACTCTTAGCGGTATTGAGGGGTCGAAATTTTGGCAACGTGTATATTGCCCCACTAGCGCCAATTTCATCACGATTGAATATGTATTTTCAAATGCACAAATGGCCGGTGAAGAGCAGACAAAAGAAGTGCAGATAGATGCACAAGTGTTATGGATCAGAAGGGGAGGACGGATGGTATCCGTCTAGATCATGTATTTTAAACGTATTGGAGGCGTATGCCTGTATATCAACCCGGCATCCCCACAGGGACAATTAATCTAGATGTAGATTATCAGAACATTCAAAATAATTTTACTCAATTGGATGTGTGTTTCGATGTCGACCACGTGACATTTTCCAATACGAGTGCGCAAACAGGATATCACAAAAGCATTCACTTTAATCCTGTTTCTACTACTGTTACAAATGTCCCTAACAATTACGTCACTGCTACTCAATATCCTCAAGGTGTTCCAGCAACAGTTGCAGGGATTGGACAGCTTTTTAGTAGTCAAGTAAATGATGCTATAAACATAGATACGGGTCTTTATTGGCTTACAGGTGCAGGACGACAAATAGCTTTGACTAGGAATATAGCTCCAACTCTTGCAGCAAATGGAAGAACTTTCTTACCTGGAGGATTGATCTTACAATGGGGAACATTCATTATCACTGTCGCCGCTACTGGACTGGTTTTCACATGGCCATTTCCATTTACAACATTTTACTCTGCAACATTATCATCTCCTAATGCTTCTTTAGGTGGATCTAGAATACCTAATTTTCTAAATACTCCTACCAACTTGGGAGGAACGGTATATTTAAAGAATGATAATAACGTTCTTCAAACAGGTAGTGTTTTCTTTATGGCAATAGGGGTTTAGGATGCAACGCGACAGTCAAATATTCGAAAGCTACGTACCCGTCTATGACGTTGTCCCTGACAAATGGGAAGATGCACGGCCTTTTATCGTGGAGCAGCTTAAGAAGATCACTAATGCTGTTAACATTCGAGAAATTGGTTGGTTTTTGGATGAAGAGCTATTGTCGGGTAAGGCTTTCATACCGGGATCAAACAACATTGCAGGACAGGGCACGACACAGCAATACAGGCAAATTCTACGCAAGGTTATTGAGTTTCCTGGGCTTGTCGCTGGTGTTAATGTACAACCTCATGGGATTACGGTAGACGCTAACTTCAGCTTGATTCAGCTGTTTGGAGCTGCTACAAATGCAACAACTCTTACTGGTGAACCAATACCAAACGGGGCCGACACTATCACTTATGATGTGACAAACATTATAATTACAGTAGGTTCGGCCTACACAAGGGCCTGGGCAACTTGTGAGTACATTCAAGAATTGTAATGGAGATTTAATATGCCTAGTTTTTTGGACAGAATCAATCCAATAGGAAAACACAGCTACATCAATCCAATAGCCAACAAAGGGTTTAGGAAAGGAGCGATGAACTTTCTCACTGGAACACCCGAGACACGGGAGAATGTTTCCACGCTTAGACCCGAGCAGGAAGGCCTATATAATCAATTGACGCAAGCAGGCCAACAGCGTGGAGCAGGTGGTGCTTTTGGTCAATCGGCCGATTATTATCGTGACCTTCTTGGAAATGATAGCGCTGATTTTCAAGCATTTGCGGCTCCTCAACTCAGACAATATAATCAAGATATCGTTCCTGGAATATCAGAGCAGTTCGCTGGTATGGGATCAGGTGGTCTTTCTAGTTCTGGGTTTCGTAATGCGCAAATTCAAGGAGCAACAGACTTATCGGAACGACTAGGGGCATTACGTGCAGGTTTACGTCAGCAAGGGGCGCAGGGACTGCAAGGCATTGGGCAACAGGGACTAGGACAATACAGCCAGAATATGGTAACACAGCCTGGAAGCGAAGGGTTCTTGTCACAAATAGCTCCGGCAGTAGGACAAGCAGCAACTGCCTATTTTGCAGGTCCTGGAGGTGCTGCGGCAAATTGGTTTAGTGGACAAGGAAATAGAATAGGAACTCAATCAAGTCCTTATGGTAGTGGACAACAAGCAAGTCCTCAAGCAAGTCCACAAGGTGGAGGCTTTCAGCTTCCTAGATTTGGTGACACTGGAATGAGGAGGGGATTCTAATGCCTCAACAAATAAAACAAGCTAACATCTTCGGACGCATTGGAACAGGATTAGGTAAAGGACTTGCCGAGCAACTTCCTAAAGAAGTGGAAAGAGAACGGCTTTCTTCAGGGCTACAATCCTTTGAACAAGAGCATCAAAACCTGAATCCTATGCAGCAGTTAGCACGTTTATCTGCTATACCAGGAGTTACACCTCAAACGATTCAGTCTTTTGCAGAATTAGCAAAGACGAGCAACCAGGCTAACGCTTATAGAAATCTTGGTGGATATAAAAATCGACCTGGAGCAGGAACACAGGAATCCGGTGGAGCTGCTCCTTCTGGTTATGTGCCACAAAATCAACAAGAAGCAGATTGGCTTGCTAGTATGGGAATGGCACAACAGCCACAACAACAGCCAGGAATGGGACAAGGTCAACTTCCACAAGGAGCACAAAGACCAATAGGACCAGAAACGATTAATGAAAATACAATAAATCCAGCTGCTAAAACGCACTTTCCTTGGACGCCTGAAAGAAGAAATGAAAGTGTTGTTTCCTATATTGATCAAGGATTTCTTCCTCAACAAGCTCAACAATTGGCAGCAGATGATGAGGCAAGAGATTTAGGACAATCTCCCGTTCTTCAGCAGAGACAAAAAGAAGATATGGAGAGAACAAACACTTCTCGAAACGAATTAGATAGACAATTAAATACAAAATTACAGAAAGAAGGTCCTGAACGATATAAGGATCTCACTGGAGAAATGCAGTCTAATATTGAAAGAGGAATGCTAAAGGCTCTTAGGATGGATCCTAGATTGTCCATCGAAGATGCTGCGAATGAATGGTCTAATAAAGCATTGTCTACAGCCAAAGCTAAAAATAAATTTGAAACTCTTGCAAGCACAACTGGCATTGAGGCTTTAGGAAAAACTAAAGAAATTAACAGTAAGTTAGATGATTACTCGGATACGTTTAGAGATTCTGGTAACTCTGAAGAATATTACAATATGCTTAAACGAGATTTAGGTTTTTCGTCTGAAGCTGCTGCTACGAAAGCATTCCCTATGAATTCATCCTGGAAAACTTACGTGCAAAATTATAAACCTCAAAATTTTAAACAGACAAAGTATGGAGAAATTCCAGATCCAAAAAGAACAGAAGCAAATTCTAGAAAAGCTGCTAATGATATAGGAAAAACGATCGGACAAGATGATAGCATTTTGACAATAGGGAGAGAACTTAGAAAAAAAGATCCTTATTTTGATCAGGAAGCTTTCTATGATGAGATGAGAGAGATAAAAAATGAAATTGGATTGAATCCCAGACAGATAAATGAGTTACCTGAACGAAATACTGATTGGCTTCCAAATTGGGCAGATTTCTTATATTTACCTTGGGGGAACTTACGATGATGCGACCAGATGAACAGGCAAATATGGCAGAAGTGCAGCGAGACCAGCGCATGCGACAAAATGTGAGCAAAGGTGTAGGCGCAGCTGTAGGTACAGCAAGCGCCGCATTTGGTGCTAGGGCTCTTCCTTTTTTAAGCGAATACATCCCTACAGATTTGGCAATGAAAGGCCTTCAAAGAGTCGCCCCTAAAGTTGCTGATTTCCTGCGCAAAGGGCAGAGTGCCGGACTTGATATCAAACAGGGCATCGATTTCATTAAGTCAAAACTGTCGCCCACCGAGGAACATGATCAAGCGCAGCCAGCACAAGATAATCGAAACCTAATCGAAAAATATTCTCCAGATCTTCACCAATTCATTTTGGATCAGATTAGGGGTGGACAGACACATTTAGGTGCTGGTGCGCTTGCTGAATTAGGAAAGACAGGAGGAAAAGATTTCAAATCTATAATTGAAAAGATCAAAAAGGACACGAAATCTACATGGGCACAAGTCTTAGATGCTGTTTATGGAGAAGCAAAGGCAGCTGGTGGTACTGCTCCTGCTGCGCAATCACAACAGCAAGCATCGGTACAACAAGCTCCTCAAGCAGGACCAGGTCAACAAGCTCTTATGGATATATTAGGTAAGATTAATCAACGACTAGGAAAATAATGAATCCCGAAGAATTAGAAGCACTTCTTCAAGAATTGATGCAGGCTGTGCAATTAGTCATGCAATCAGGAGAAGTATTGTCTGATGAATTTCAGGGGGCAAT